AAGGGCAATGCCCTCAAGTATCTATGGCGCTATGACTACAAGGGTAAACCCATTGAAGATCTTAGAAAGTGTAAGTGGTACATTGACCGTTTAATAGAAGAAGTAAACTCGTGAAGGTTGTAACAGGAGATTTTGGAAAATCTAAAACTACAGAGCTTAGTCTTTCTGAAAAGATTGAAAGGGCTGTAGATAAAATTAATCAAGAGGTTGGTAATAATGCACAGGGTACGTTTATACTCTTGACAGAAACAGATGGCGCTATTACAATGTCTTCAGACTTGGGAGCAGAAGAGTTTAACTATCTTTTAGATACTGTTAAACTTAATACTCTCTTAACAGCAACCCTAACAGAGTGAGAGCGAGGTGTATGAATACAACGATTTAACACATGATGAGCTAATAGAAGATGTAATTGCCCGTGCATTCGCTATGATGCTGGGCGTACATTTACCAGCGGAAGAGGCCTTGACATTGATGCAGACATGGATTAAGATGGAGGCAGTCGATCAAGGTGTCGAACTAGACGAGGATTTTATCCTCAGACAAATACCAAACTTTATTAATTATCTATATAGGAGATAAAATATGGCAGTTCTTGAAGGCAGAGCGTACTGGTCGTTTGTTACCACACCAAACACTAAGTACACACCAGCGTATTCTGTTAACCTCGTAGTCGATGACGAGGTAGCTGACAGTTTCCGCAACCGTGGCTTTACTGTAAAAGACATGGATGAAGGTCCAGCGCTTATCATCAAGCGTAAAGTTGATGGTCCTCGTGGTATGATTCGTGAGGCACCAAAGCTTTATGACAAGAGCAAGCGTGAAATCAACGTAACAGTTGGTAACGGTTCCCATGTAAAAGTGCAGTACAAAGAATGGGAAACGCAATGGAATGGTCAGGACTTTCGTGGCTTGGATTTTCAAGCTATGCAAGTTTTAGATCTTGTAGAGTACGATGCACCCGACGGTGCTGAGTTTGATATCGAAGAAGAGGAGGATGAAATCTAATGAGCATTACTTATGTTCACGAAGGTACTACATACAATGTAGAATCTTTAGCTCCGGAGGGCCAAAAGGCCTTCCAACTTTTAGTGGTGGCAGAGCAAGATGTGCGAGGTCTTGAAGACCGTATGGTTATCGCACAAGCTGCGGCTGTTGCGCTACACGCAAAAGTACAAGAGTTTCTAACTGAAGAAGCTATTGTCACAGAAGAGGAAGCTGAACCAGAAGAGGACTAATATGTCTTTTGTTCAAACTCATATCCCCTGCACTGAGTGTGGGGGTTCTGACTGCGCAGCTATGAACGATGACGGGTCTGTCAAATGTTTTAGCTGCGGAGTTTTTACTCCAAAACCTAAACAGGAAAACAATGTGACTTCTATTACTAACTTTCAGAAGGCACCCATGAACACAAATCACGGAGAGTTTTACCCACTATCTGATAGAAATATCAGCTTACAAACCGCAAAGAAATACAGAGTTCGCTCTGTTAAAGATTCAACAGGCCAGATTGTTGAGCATGTATATCCTTACTATTCTGGCAACGAGCAGATTGGTTCTAAGATTCGCAAGCCCGATAAGAATTTTTTGTGGACAGGAACCAACAAAGGTGCTGGCCTTTTTGGTCAACAGCTTTTTCAATCCGGTGGTAAATACATTACTCTTGTCGAGGGTGAGGTAGATGCCATGTCAGCCTACGAATTGATGGGGTCGCAATGGCCTGTAGTATCTATTCGCAATGGCGCACAGTCAGCAGATCGTGATGTGAAGGATAGCCTAGAGTTTCTAGAATCTTTCGATAATATTATTATTTGTTTTGACAACGACAAGCATGGTCGTGACGCTGCAAAGAAAGTCGCAAAGCTTTTAAGGCCCGGCAAAGCTAAAATTATGGAGCTTCCGGTAGACTACAAAGACGCTAACGACATGTTGCGTGGTGGACAACACAAGTCTTTTGTACATCACTGGTGGAACGCCAAGCTTTATACACCTTCGGGTGTCCTTAATGTTTCAGAAAATGTCGAAAACTATTTGCAACGTACACGCAAAGACTCTATCCCTTTTCCGTGGAAAGGTCTCAATGAAAAGCTTGAGGGCTTACGTGCAGGCGAGTTAGTTACTTTGACGGGCGGTACCGGCCTTGGTAAGTCTAGTGTCACACGAGAACTGGAACACTGGCTGATCAAAAAGACTAAAGATAATGTGGGTGTTATGGCCCTCGAAGAAAACTGGCAGCGTACAATCGACGGTATACTTTCTATTGAAGCCGATGCCCGACTGCACCTCGACAGTGTTCGTAATCTTTTTGATCAAGACGACCTTCGCCAGATACACCACCAAATGTTTGACGGCGACAACAAAGATCGTGTGTGGGTGTATGGTCACCTTGGCATGAACGACCTTGAAAGTGTATTCAGCAAGTTGCGATACATGATCATTGGCTGTGATTGTAAGTGGATAGTTCTTGACCACCTTCATATGCTAGTTCTTTTGTCTGATGATCCCGACGAGCGTAAAGCTATTGACATGATCATGCACAGACTTCGAACTCTCGTAGAAGAGACGGGCTGTGGAATGATTCTTGTTTCACACTTGCGGCGTACACAAGGTGATCGAGGTCACGAGAATGGTATCGAGACAGCACTAAATCATTTACGTGGGTCTCAATCTATTGCGCAACTAAGCGATTGTGTGATAAGCTTAGAGCGTAACCAACAGTCTGACGATCCTATGGTTGCATGTACAACTAAAGTACGTGTACTGAAGTCTAGATACACAGGCGATGTCGGACTTGCAACACACTTGTTTTACGACAAAGAAACCGGACGCTTATCAGAAGTAGATATAGATACTATGATTGATGAGTTTGGAGATGAAATATGACAGCTTATGTCTTTGACATTGAAGCAGATGGATTGCAGCCAACAAAGATTTTTTGTTTAGTTGCAATGGATACAGAAACCGGAAAGGTCTACGAGTACGGTCCCGAATGCATAGATAAAGGAGTTAAACTTCTACAAAACGCAGACAAACTAATCGGCCATAATATTTTAGGGTATGATATACCTGTGATTAAAAATCTTATGGGTGTCGATCTGGATGATGGCAACATAAAGATTGTAGATACGCTTGTGCTTTCTCGACTGTTCAATCCAACACGAGAAGGCGGCCACGGTCTTGAAGGCTGGGGCTACAGGTTACGTCATCGAAAGATTGAGTACGACAACTTTGAATACTACACGCCTGAGATGTTAAAGTATTGCAAGCAGGACGTGTCTCTCAACTACAAAGTTTATCGTCATCTTTCTCGTGCAGAAGCAAATGGCTTTAGTCCTAGAGCAATAAAACTAGAACACGATGTGTACCGTATTCTTAACGCACAACGTGAAAGAGGATTCAAGCTAGATCAACAACATGCGATGAGTCTTCTGGCAGAACTAAACGAAAAGATTGACAAAGCCGAAAAGCGTGTGCACAAAACATTCAAGCCACGCGAAACATTTATTACTCTGGTCCCAACAATGACCAAGGCAGGTAAGGTTTCTAAAATGGCGCAAGTCAAAGGCGAAACCAAAAAGGTCAGACTGTCTGATGAAGAGTACCAAAAAGCGTGTGAGAATCCGAATGATAATCTTGTTCGTCGTGATTCTGAACCTTTTAACCTTGGCTCTCGCAAACAGATTGGAGAATATCTCGTGGAGTTTGGTTGGAAGCCTACAAAATTTACGCCCACGGGACAGCCAATTGTTGATGAAAAAGTATTATCGCAAATAAAAAATATACCTGAGGCTGCTGTCATCGCTGAGTATTTGATGCTGCAAAAGCGCATTGCTCAGATAAACTCTTGGTTTAAAGAGATGGAAGACGATGGACGCATCCACGGCTTTGTAAATACTAACGGCGCAGTAACAGGGCGCATGACACACAGCAGCCCCAACATGGCACAAGTCCCAAGTACAAGCAGTCCTTACGGCAAAGAGTGTCGAGAATGTTGGACAGTTGAAGATAACTACAGATTAGTCGGTATAGATGCCAGCGGCTTAGAGTTACGCATGTTGGCCCACTATATGGATGATGAGGACTTTACTTATGAACTTCTCAACGGAGATATACACACAGCAAATCAAATGGCTGCAGGGCTTGAATCAAGACCTCAGGCTAAAACTTTCATCTATGCACTCTTATACGGAGCAGGAGATGCAAAGCTTGGGTCAGTGGTTGGAGGAGACGCAAACGATGGTGGACGACTTAGACAATCTTTCTTCGATAATCTCCCTGCATTTAAAGTTCTTAAAGACAGAGTATC